TCAGGGAAGTATTGGTCCATCTTGGCGACTGCTCTACTTTTTCCGCCAGGATATCTGAGACAGGTTTTAAGAGACTTCTGTGTATAAGTCATTCAATTTCTCCATAATCATTTGATACTTTTCTTTGCGTCTATTGCCAAGATAAGGTTTCATCAACTCAGTCCATCTTTTTGCTGCTTCACCTTGAAGGTTTATATAGTAGGTTGGTTTTTGACCTGCTGCTTTATGGACTGGACCACCATCGGTGTAGGTTATTTTCCTACCATCCATTATAGCAGCAACACGCTCCATAACATCTTGATCTGTCATAGACATGCACATAGAGAGATAATCTTTTTCAGTATAAGTTTTTCCGTTAGAAAAAGTTCTCGTTCTTCCTTTCTTATAAGTCCAAGATCCTTCACCTTCCCAGATACCAGTCAACCAAGCAAGTTCTGTTTCCGATGGTTCTCTATGTTCGTAGATAGTGCCTTTAGCCATAACTCATAAACTACTCCACTTCTATTTAGTGGTGGAGTTATTTTCACTCCTGATACTCCACTCTGGTCTAATATACGAATAATTTAGATAGTCCCAAAAAATACCTTGATAATCTTCAAAGTCCCATTCTGGATCAGTTCCTTCATAACTCATCAGGTCTTTCCATAACTGGAAACATATCTTAAAGAGTTTCATAATCTTTGGGGTGATACTTCAAAAATTCCCAGAAGGTGAGTTTCATTTCCTTCTCGGTCATACCACAATGTTTTGCGGCAGCAGGTAGAGTCATTTTAGCACGAAACAGTGCCTCATTTGCCTCTTGTACATTCTCAGGTGTGGTTTTCACTCTTGGTTCTACAAGTTTAGATTTATCGATATTCAGTAGACCCATCAATCTTCTCCAGTTCTCCAGTTAATGTATAGAAAAATCTATTAATACTTTCAGACATCAAACGATATCCAGTTCCAACATAAAGTTGCCCAAGAACTACAGAAACCGTACAGATTCCCCAAAAGTAATAATAAAATCTAGATTTAACTTGTGCTCGCAGTTTTTCCTTTTTCATAATCACAGTACTAACTTTTTAGAATTTGGAGTAATCAATTTACTTCCAAACATTTCATTATACTTTTTAGAAACATCTTCCTGAACTTCTGCAATGTAGACAACATGCTTTTTAGACATTGTGATTTCAGGATTTTCTTTACTAATCACAGTTGCCCAAGGAGCAAAACCAACACTTTGTGCAGATGGAAGAACTACAAGACCATTTTGAATAGTAATAGTTTCATCGTCTTCAGAAAGAAGTTCTGCAATGACTTCTTCACCAGTAGTAATTCGAAGTAGTTTTACATTAATCATTTGAATTCACACTCAATCATTAGTTCAGTTAGACAGGCAAGCATATTTATTTCTTGATCTGCTACGAATGCCGCCTGATACTGATACTTAGCAAGCACAAGCACAGCAGCAGGAATAGTATTGTTTGTAAGGGATACATAAACAGCATCGTAAATACGCCGCATAAGTACAGTAGTATCATTATCCATGTTAGATACCACCCACTTCCGAACTTCGGGGAAGTTCTTTTCTTTGAGGTTTTTGACCAGTTCATTTACAGCAACATCGGAGAACGTAGCAAGAATACCAGAGTCAATTTTTCCACTCACAGAATAACGTTGACATTCGTTTAGAACACGCCGCCAATCTGGAAAGTGTTTATTAATGAGTTCTACCAAGACCTTGTTATCATATTCAATACCTTCTGCACCCAAGATTTCTTGAAGGCGTTTGAAGAACTGTGCTGCGATAAACTGACGTTCTTTTCCTTTGATGGAAAAGTCCACGACGGCACATCGCGAGTGCAGGGGTTCAAGGATTTTGTTTTTATAGTTGCAGGTAAAGATGAATCGGCAGTTACCAGCAAACTCCTCAATAAACGCCCGTAGGAGGAGTTGAACATCGTTGGACGTGTTATCTGCCTCATCAATGATGATGACTTTGTGTTTAGCAGTCGCTGTAAGTGAGACGGTCGAAGCGAAGTTCTTCGCATTGTTTCGGACAGTATCGAGGAATCGACCCTCATCGGATCCGTTGATGACATATACATCTACTCCAAGTTCATTACATAATGCTTTAGCAACTGTAGTTTTACCGATACCAGGAGGACCTGCTAACAGCATATTGGGAATCTCACCCTTGTTTAGAAACTCCTGAAACATCTGCTTCGCAGATTCTGGGAGAATACATTCTTCAATAGTCTTAGGGCGGTAGCGTTCCACCCAGATAAAGTTACTCATAATCAAAAAAATTAGTTTGTTTCTTCAGTTCCTCTGGTAGTTCAGTTGACCAGACGAAATCAGAGTGCGTATCATCAATGTTTGGTTCAAACATCTCATCCACTTCAACCAAGTATAGCACACATGGAGTGTGAGTTGCTCTAGATTTTTCAATTGTTGGGAAAAAATAATTGGAAAATCCAATCGGTCTAAACTCAGAAAAATACCTTCCAATCTCTCGGGTTTGAACTCTTTCTGCAAGTTCTTGAATTGTTTCTTTGTATCTCAGTCTTCCACCAATAACCCAAAACACATCCTTTACAGGTTCTTCTGTTCTTTTAATTAGTAGGTGCTTGTCTTTACACTTGATCAAAAAGTCAACGCAAAAAATAGGCATTGATTTTATGATTTTTTGATACTCGTCCTCAGAAATAAACATTACTATATCCAGTCAGGTTTGCGTTGGGGCATACGAAGATAATTGTCTTTCACCCAAGGTTTGGATGCGATGTACATCTTGTATGCGTCAAAGGTAGAAATACTAGTATCAAACTTGTATTCCTCAGGCATTGCTCGTGCGAAAGGAGTAAGTTTTGACTTATGAAAAGGATCTATAGGAAAAAGTTTATCTGCATAAGAAAGAGTACTCAAACAAGAATGAATTTTCCCATATCTGTTAGAATATTCTTCACACAATGCTAACCCATGCCGAATTAACCACCGTGCATTCGCAACTGTTTCATTTGCCCAAATAGTACATGGATGATTACGAAAAGCACCTTTTTCTGTAGCATAGGGAGTTCCATCTGCTTTTGGAAGGGTGCCGTATCCATGACCCCATTTTTCAGAGGCAATGATAGAAAGCATCTGGCAGCATTCTAAGGGCATTTTTACAATGTGCTTATCAGGGAGTACTTGAGCACAGATAACTGGATCTAAATCAGTAACAAAAATGTTCATCGAATAAACTGCATAATGTAGTTAACACCCCATTCTAACTTGTCTGGAGCGATTTCAACAATGTGCTGTGACAGAAGTTTTTGTGCTTTTAGGATACGATCTTTTCCAAGAACATTGTACATGATGATTGAGATCCTCATGAACTCTTGAAAATCTTTATCATTACCATTTTTTGCTCCACTGACATAAAGGTCTCGGATTTCACCAAAAACTTCTTTTAGATCATCATCAAAGGTAATAACTTCTTTCCCTAGAGGAATTTCCATTCGTTTAATGCAACCCATACTAAACTTCATAGCTCGTCTAGTATCTTCTGCAGACAACGCATGTTCTGCATTGTCTCTGTATGCATATTGAATAATGCCGTTTGTACATTCCATCACACGGAGAACTGAAAGTTTTTCTTTCTGATCTTCGGTCAGATTTTCAAATGTTTTTTTCCAATCTCTCATAATGAAAGTTGTATAATTTTAGATGCGTCAATCGCAGAGAAAAATGCTTCTAAACCAACAATATCCCAGGTTTTAATTTTAATTGCAAATGGGAGCATCGCTAGGTTTCCAATAAGACGAATCCAACACCCCCAATAAACAGAAACATAAAGAATAAAGAAGTATCCAATAATCAAACAGATACTTCCCATAATACGTAATTGATTTGCGCTCATCCAAAAGTAGAATCGGGTTCCAAAGCAATATAATACTTCAGATTATACTTGGTGTTGGTAAATTGAGACAAAAGTTTAGAAGAGACCACAACGTCATAGGCACCAGGAATAATCTTGATGTTTTCTACCTTGAAGTTGAAGGTAAACTCTTGGTCAGTCTCACCAACAACAATCGCATATTCGTTAGAAGTATCATTCTTCTTATCACGAACAACTAGTTTCACAACACCTGCCTCGCCAATAGCAGAGAGATCGGGGAGTTGATAAACTGCTGCTGCTTTGACTAGTTTCTCCAAAGAAGCACTATCTAGTTGGAAGCACACATCTTGAGAGGGAAGTTGAATGTCTTTATCAGGAGGAGAGATAATAACATTAGGATCTGCAAAGAAATACTTTACACGACGCTTACCCTCTTTGATACTCAGATAGGAATCCTGTTGGAAATCAAGATCAGGATCCTGGTGCAGACTCAGACCATTCAGAAACTGGTTAAGATCATAAATTGCGAAGTCACGAGGAAACTCTTCAGTGATATCTGCCTCTGCAAGGATATTTTTTGCGACAGAAATAGTACGAAGACGATTTCCCTCTTTCACAAGAATCGAGTTATTGATACCTGCAAAGTTCTTCAGGATGGTCAGGGTGTTATCAGAGAGTTTCATATTCTTGGGTTTCAATTTCATTGATTGTAAGTTTCACGAATAGCGTTCTTATCATTGAAGTTCATCAAAAGAACGGCGTAATGAAGGATCTTCATAATATCACGACGGGCAGTGCCTTTCTTATCATAACGGGAAGCATACTTGAGGATATTGCTGCGACAGAATGCCTCACCATCTCCACAGGCTTCAATAAGATCAAGTGTCTGAATCTTATCGTCACCAGCAGAATAGTGCTGGTTGTAAGTACCACGGATGTACTCAAGAAGTTCTTTTACGATTTCTTCTTCGTTGTACTTCCAAGGAGTTGCAGGAGAATTAGGAATAATGTCTTCGTTCATAGATTCTCCTCTAACAGGAAGGTGTTGGTTTTCATCAATAAAGTTCAAATTTAAGATAGAGTCATTAATTGAATAAGAATATTCGTCCATAATAAAGGGGAGGCGGATTTTTACCTCCCCCAATTATATCAGAAAGTGTTAGGGGGGTCAAGTTCCTGACGATCCTGAGGCATTTGGAAGTCAGCATCCACCTTATCATAGAGTTCAAGGAATGCTTGCTTGGTTTCATCATCAAAGCGGTTGACGCAAACTTGAATTGCCTTTGCCTTGTCTTGGAAGATGCTATAGGCACGGATGATGTGGACCAGGCGGCGAGTGCTAATGATTTCCTCAATACCACCATCGTAGAAGGTCTTACGGATAATATCACCCCAGTCCACCAGACGCTTGCAGAAGTCACGATCCTCTACACCAAGGTCCAGAGCAATCCCTTCCAGAATCTTCTGCTCCGTTGCGGGAGAAGGATAGGACTGCTCGAAAGTCACAGGGAAACGTTCAAGGAATGCCTCATTGAGAACATTGGTGCCGATAAAGCGACCATCATCACTACCTTTACCTTTGGTATTAGCAGTAGCAATCACGTTGAAACCAGCAGTAGGTTTCACCCACTTACCAATTTTTTTCAGAAACACGCCCTTACCTTCAAGGATGGATTGGAGACAGAGGATTTTGTTAGAAGCAAGGTCAATTTCATCGAGTAGCAAGATTGCTCCTCGTTCGAGTGCTTCAATGACAGGTCCATTATGCCAAGCAGTGTTGCCATCCACAAGGCGAAAACCGCCAATAAGATCGTCTTCATCAGTTTCAATAGTAATGTTTACACGGATCAATTCACGTCCAAGTTGAGCACACGCTTGCTCAACAGAGAACGTTTTACCATTACCAGAAAGACCCGTAATGAACGTAGGATAAAAAAGACGGGATTGAATAATCTTGCGAATATCGCTAAAGTTACCAAACTTGACGAAAGTATCATCTTTTTCTGGGATAAGATTTTGCTCAACAGAGGGAATTGCTGCAGGTGCCTTTACAACTTGCTCAAATTGTTCCCGTGCTTCTTGAATAGTCAGATTCCACTTACCGCGACCAGTTTTAAAATCAGTAAGTTTGTTGGTAACGGTCTGATAGTTGGAACCATTCATAGCACACCAGGCACGAATGTCGGCGGCAGTCACAGACTCTCCATACACTGCTTGAAGAGAAGTGCGGATGTAGTCAGCGGAGATGGTCATTGAGTCATTTGTTTGAACTGAAGTTATTATAATACTAAAAAAGGGGTCCGAAGACCCCCAGTGGACGGTTTGAAAAGTGTCTGATCACTCTTTTTCAGACTTTTCAACTGGTGCGGGTGTTGGTTTTTTTGCTTCATACTTTTTGGCGGGCGCTGCTGCTTTCACGGGAGCAGGGGCGGGGGTAGGAGCAGGTGCTGTACCATTAACTAAATTTGTAAATCTTCCCATTTTTCTAAAATTTGTTTTTAGTTATTTATCATGCAATAAGTTCTACAAACTCACCAAGAACTTTCTTATTCATCTTTTTATTACGAAGACTTTTCACAAAGGCAGACTTGATCTGAGTCTTAGTTGCATCATCAGCAACCTCAAAATCAGCATCCTGAGCAAGGGCATTAGCAGACAAACCAAAGTAAGTAGTATACCCAGAAGACTTAATAGAAAATGCTTTTTGCTTTCTCCAAGCAGTCATAGTTTTATCAAAAGTTTCTCCATAGTATCCACAATAACGACGAATGAATGATCCAGCATCACGAGATTCAAGAACACGAATACCAATGAAATTAATATCCTTGAAGGTATCTTTCAGATTGCGAAGGAGAATATCAGTAAATTCATACCACTCACAATTACAAGAATAAGTATTTCCAGTTTTACGATCACGAATAAAGGCATTAGGACCAATGTGAGATGTTCCCATAAAAGGTTCATCCTCCCAGCGACGATGCACTTCACGATGATACTTGGGAGCACACGCTTCACCATCAGTCAGGACAACACATTGAACCTTTTGAAGTTTGTTCTCTTGCTTAAAGATAGGAAGAATCTGGTGAAGAGAGATCAATGCCTCATTCAAGGGAGTACCAGAAAGACCCATTCCAACAGGAACTCGAATAGAAGAATAGTGGTTGAAAGTATACGCGATTCGGAAAATATTCTTCATTTGATTTTCCAGTGTTTTGAGGTTCACCTTACTGGTAAGAAGGTTCATCATTGAGAACCATTCACCAACCTGAACCAAACCATCACGCTTGGTATAAGAAAGTTCCCGAATAGTTGCTTTGCAGTTCTCGTCATAAGAAACCAGAGGATAGTCACTGGTAAAAGCGTAAACGTCAAAGGGAATATTGGTTTTCTTACAGAACCAAACAAGGTTGAAGAGTTGCTTTACGGTATCAAGCATTACCTGTCCCATTGAACCACTCCAATCCAGAACAAATACAAGACCGTGATTCTTACCGTCAGCAAGAGTAGTTACCTTCCTGAAAAGATCTTCGTTGTATTTGTAGGTGTGAAGTTTAGTGCAGTCCAGAACACCAGTGCGAGAAGTAGTAGCACGAGCATATGAATCTGCTGCTTTGCGACACTCAAACTCTTTGACCAGATAGTTGACTTCCTTCTGTGCAGAACGCTTGAATTCTACAAACATACGATCAACTGAATAAAAGTTTTCTGGTTCGGAATCAATCCATAGATCATCACAATTTTTGTGAATCTCTGCATTGGAGACAATAACTTTTTTCAAGTCAACTCTTGGAAGTTCCAAATAGACATTCTCTTCACCCTGCTGATTCACAAGATCTTTGAGAGCTTGTTCCAATGAATCAGCAGTCTTAACTTCTGGTTCTTCATTGTTTAGACCAGCACTCATTAAATCAGTCTGTTCCATACCATCTTCTGCCGTCCCACCATAGGATTCATTTTCACCAGGTTGTTCCCTCTCACCTTCACCTTCCTCCTGAAAATCAGAAGCAGGTGCAGACTGATCGCTGGAACCAGACATTTCCAGATCATCAAGTTGAGTCTTGGTTTCCTCTTCCTGTTTTTTCTTACAATATTGATACAGAATCTTGGAAACTTCTAGAACATCGGCAAAAGTTTCAGTACCTGCAATCAGATCAATGATTTCTTTTTCTTCACCATCTTGAATAGGGATATTAGTATAATTACCAATCTTGAAGTACAGGTTTGCACGATCCGCAAGATTGTAAGTATCCAAATCCTCCAATCCAATAGCAAAGAAATCTTGCTCAGCAAGTTCCTCATAACCACGATAGAAGGTCTTGGAAAGACCAGCATAGCGACGCTTCATCAGTTTTTCAATGCGAGCATCTTCCACAATGTTCACAAACTGTGGTGGAATTTTATGTTCTTCCAACCAATCAATATCAGGAGTATAAAGTGCGTGTCCAACTTCATGTCCGACCAGCATATCGTAAACACTATTGCTTGCCTTTTCCCACATCGGCAGAGTCAGCACACGAGTATGCACATTAAACTGTGCAGTCTCAACTTTCTTGTGCTCTACCACCAGATCCTCGGTAGCAAGGAGTTTAGCAAGTTGAGACTTGATTTCGTGGCGAACGGTCATTGCTTTGTTGCGTATGAACGTATCATACAAAAGAACCCCGCCTTTTGGGCGAGGTCATGTGACGCTTTTTGAACTGGCGGAGTGCTTCGCGCCGTGCTCTCATTGCTTGTGGTTTAAGTTTTCGTTTCTGTTCCTTCTTGGAGTGGTGTTGCCAATTTGGAGTGTTCATTCGTTTTGCGCTTGCGATGATAGCATACGAGAAAAATTCTTAACTTTCTCAAACCTTATGACACTTTCAAATTTGTCATGAAGTTCAGATTTGTGAGAAATCACAAAGATGTTAGCATCCTTAATGACGTAACGAATGATCTTAAGAAACTCATCAGTACCAAATCCATCAAGAGATGAATCAAATACTTCATCCATAATCAGCAGGTTAGTGTTGACTGAATTTTTAACTCGGGCAACTTCTCTCCAAGTGAAGAGTAGAGCAAGGTCAATTCTCATTTTTTCCCCTTCACTAAAAGAACTATATGAAAAGTCTTCATGAATGGGAGATTTAACAGTTTCACTGAATTCTTCATCCAAATGAAAATTAATATAGAAATCCATCATTTGCAGATAACGATTAACCTGCTGATTTATGAACGGAAGATACTTCTTAATTATCTTCGTTTTAACGCCATCGTCCTTAAGTAAGGAATAGGCAAAATCGTAATAAACGATTTCTTCTTTTTTCTTTGCTAGGTATTCAAATGTTTTTTGGAGATTTTCTTTAAATTCTTCTAACTTCTCATGTTCAGTATTTCGGTTTGCAAGGTTCTCGGTAATAGTTTGAATTTCATGTTCAAGATCTCGGATTTGTCGCTGGTTAAGTGATATCCGAGTATTGTTTTGAGAAATGCCATGCGTTAGTTTCGTAATCTCCTTGGAAAGGGCATTGAACTGACGCTCTCTTTCTTGTTCAGACTTAATTGTTTGTTCAAGTTCTTCATAACCTTCCTTAAGTTCTCTTGCCTTATTTTGAGCGTCCTCAATTCTATTTAACCTAAACTCTTCTTCAATAGTCTGAGTACAAGTAGGGCATACCGTATTTTCAGTAAAAAACTTATGTTCTTTGGTAATTGTACTTACCTTTTGAGAGATTTTACCCTTAAGGTTATTAAGTTTTACTAACTTATCACCAGCACCCTGAAGTTCATCAAGATTAACTTGAAGTGTACTAACATTACCTTCTAGTTCTTCATTTAATTTCAAGTAATTACCAACTTCTTTGTCTAGATTGGTAATCTTCTCTTTATTGGTGTTTATATTGGCGTTTCCACGATTCTCTAACTCATCAATAAAATCTTGTTGCATCTCCATCTTCTCTTTGAAGTTTTGCTTCTTGAGTTCTAAAGATTTAACTTGCTCCTTCTTTTCACGCAGGTTATCTTTTACAAGATTATTCATCGCAGAGAAAATACGAATATCCAAAAGATCTTCAATAACTTCACGACGATTTGCAGAAGTCAACTGCATGAACGGCACAAAAGTGCTGCTACCCAAAATAACAATCTGAGTAAATGACTTATAGTTTAATTTGAGAATATTCTCTTCTAGAATTCTCTGCATCGCACGATCATCTGCTTCGCGATGTAGTGGAGTACCATTTACAACAATATCAAAAACATTTGGTTTAATTCCACGACGAACAAGATATTCCCTGGTATTAATTGTAAACTCAATTTCAACTACACACTCACGCTCATTAGTTGTATTAATAAGTTGTGGTTTGTTAATCTTACGAAATGGTTTATTAAACAGTACAAATGTGAGGGCGTCTAGGATAGTAGACTTTCCCGCACCGTTTGTTCCGATAATAAGATTTGTATTATGCTCTTGAAAATTAACTTCTATAAAACTGTTACCAGTAGAGAGAAAGTTACGCCAACGGATTTTCTGAAAAGTTATCATTCAATTTAGGGGGAATAACGATGTCGTTAGGGGTTACTACTGCATATCGATAATTATACATCTTACACGTCCTTATTGCAAGGTCACCATCAACTTCAATTACATCCATCTCAGTGTCTTCCTGATCTTCGAGCATTAATGCGTATCTAACAGCATCATCCTCCTCCTCAAATAAAAATAAGACTTTATCTCCACGATTATTGTGGACAGCATATGCCCCATCTTCTTTCTTATCTTTGAGAGTGAGAAGAAACATTAATCAACCTCGCACGCCTGTGAATATATTTTCTGCAGAATTCCTTTAATAATTGCCTTATCGCAATCAATCTCAGACTCATCAATATATCTATTCAAAATAGAAATTGTGTTTTCAGTTTCATCAACTTCAAAATCTTCATCTTGATGAACTTCAAATGTTTCTACGATTTTTAGTTCTTGAACTCCAGAAGAATAAATTTTATCGATGAACTTTTCAAAGTCTTTAGGATTACTTTTTTTCCTAACGATTACTTTTACGATTTTATCCTTGTAATCTCGCGTATCAAACAATTTATAGTTTGTATCTTCGTAATAAACGTTATAAAAAAGTTTGTAAGGATTATTGATAGATGTATGCTCTTGAGTTTCAGTATCAAAAATATGAAATCCGCGAGTATCATTCACATCATTCCAATACATCTCATAAGGATTTCCTAAGTAGAAGATTTGTCCATCATCCGATCGAGTGTGATAGTGTCCCGAGTAGACTTTGGAGAACTTCTCAAATAGTTTGCTCTCCATACCATCTTCCATGACGTGCCCGCGATGAGCTCTGAATCCGTTAAGCTCAAGGTGCCCCATCGCACATACGCTAGTTGAAGTTTGAATAGATGAGACAGTACTCTCAAAATTTTCTGCATTGATCCAAGGAATAAACAACACCTTGAGTTTATCCAGTTTGACTTCGGTACATTCTGAATAAACCTTTACATTTTTATATTGTTTAAGAAGCAAATCTACAGTATTAACAGAATTTGTATTCTTATAATATGCAGTGTGATTACCTACAATGGTATGAACAGTAATGCCCATTTCTTGTAGACGATCGTAATAATTTTCTTTTGCCCACTCCAACGCCCACAAGTCGATAGACCTTCGGTTGTCGAAAGTATCTCCCATATCTACAACAGTTTTAATGTTGTGCTTCTCAAGATATGGGAAAAATACTGTATCGTAAAATTTTTTAAAATAGTCATGAAGGAATTTAGAGGACTTACGAGCACCGAAGTGCTGGTCCGTGATAATAGCAACCTTCATCGATTCTTATACGTGATATTGTCCTTGATACTATTATAGTCTGAACTATGCCCAGAAAGCAAGCTGTCGTCAACCATCATAACCTCATCGAAACCAGTGCGTTCGATAATCTTGGTCTTGATTTCCAGTTGCTTCTTCTCCTTCTGAATACGTCTCAGGAAGGCATAGTGAATGATCTGAGTAAAGTATGCAAATGGGTTCTTGGACTTCTCTGGGTCAAAGTTATGAATATATTGAACGCAGTTCTCGATACCATCAGAGATCATATCATCTCTGAACATATAATTTACAAAATTTGGTTTGTAAGACAGGTGTGTAGCGATTTTTAAAAAGCACTCACCCAAGTAGTTCGAGATAGGTGGTTTACCTTCCCAATGTTTTGCTCTTTCTTCTTTTGGTTGTTTTGTAAGATCTTTATCATACATTTTTTGATACGATCTTTCAACTCTTGATCTATAAACAATCAGTGCTTCTAGAAGTTCTTTGTTGTTTACATAATGTTCTGATTTCTTTTTAGGCATAACATTGGGGGTATAAGATAAATTATTGTTATGTTAATTATACCACACTTTGAGGGCTTGACAAGTTTGTTAATTGTGTGTAGACTACCTTTGTCCCGGTTAAAGATGAGAGCTAGCTTTCTTTAATACCTTTAAAGATCTTCTCTAAGTTCTTACGTGCTTCTTCTACTGAAGAAATATATCCCATTTTATCTGTTATCTTTGTTTGATTATTATCATTAAAGTTTTCCGATAGAGTTTCATCACTATCTTCAAGATAATTGTTGTATATATCAATCATTGAAGAATCGTTAACTTCCGTCATAGTAACGATATTATCTGGTTTAATAATAAAGAAATCATCATCAGGAATTTCCATCCAAGGTTTTACTTTTATAAAAGATCCATTTAATGTATTAATGGTTTTAATGATAACCGGATTTTGTAGTAGAACAATAGGATCTCCATCATTCTCATCGATGGATATTAATGAAAATATTTCTTCTCCTGTTGTTAGTTTTAAAACTGAATAGAACTCTTCTCCCATTATTTTTTAAGCGGTATGTTTACAATATCATAGTTAAAATTTTCTTCGTTATAAACTTTAATTCTTTCGATTAGATGATTAAGGGTATAATTTTTCCTTGATTTGTAGGAGATGTCATCAGCGATATCATATAAAGTTGCTTTTGTTTTATTGTCTCCTTTCCTGAGTACTCTTCCAATACTTTGCAAATTTCTAATTCTGGACTTTGAAGGAGAAGCGAAAATAACATTATGAAGATTTTTAATGTTAATACCAGTAGAGAATGTGCCGTATGAAGCGACGATAATCGCGTTATTTTCTTTTTCTGTAATTTCTCTAACTTTTTCTCTGTCTTCTGTATCTACACCACCATGAACAAAAAATACATGACGACCTTCATCAATATTCTTATTTATTAATTCATAAAGTGGTTGTCCATGCCCTTCAACACGGGAAAATAATATAAGCGTATTACCTTTAAGATCAAGGGCAAGATTACGTATAAATTTGTTTCGTCTATCGTGGTTAATAATATACTGAACTTCTTCTTCAAAGTTTTCAAACTTATGTGGTGGGTGTTTTAATAGGAGCACGTTGATATCTAATTTCGCAACATGTCCTTTCTTCATCAGTTCTTCTGTTCTGATGATTTTGTAGGAGGGACCAAATAAGCCCTCCAATACCCACTTATGAGTTTGAGTTCCATCAAGAGTGCCTGTAAAACCAAATCTGTATTTTGCATCTGAAAGTTTAGACATTATAGATATTAAAGACTTAGACTTAAACTGGTGTGCTTCATCTCCAACAACCACATTAAATCTTGAAAAGTATTTGCGAGGGAGTTTGTAGATGGACTGCCAGGTGGTGATTATCACCTGTGAGTCAGTCTCTCTTTCTTTTCCCGCATAGATCTTGTGGCAAAATGAACCTACGTCCCAACCATAGTCTGCAAAGTCTTTATACATCTGTTCTACTAGGGAAGTCGTCGGAACGACTATCAGAATATTTTGTCCTTTCTCAACGTAATATCTCACAAGAGAATATATCATCAGAGACTTTCCAGAAGCAGTTGGGGATATCAACAGCTTTCTATTATGTCTTAGGGCGTCGTATACTCCCTCTACTTGGTAATCACGAGGAGCATACTTGCATATAGAGTTCATATAATCTTTCACACCTTCCTTTGATATAAAATCATTGGATTCGAATGGAAGACCGTAAAATTTATTATTTACAAATTCGTAAGTATAATCATGTGTCTCGCAAAATCTTCTTATTTTATCCAATAACCCAACATATATCTCTCCAGTTTGGGTATTGAATAGACGAATTTTTCCGTCCCAATACTTGTTACGGTATTGGGGCATAAATTTAGCACCAGGTACATCAAAGGTAAATTGGTCTGCTAACTCGTAGTAGACATGTGGTTCAGATTCTACCCTAAGATATACCTCGTTCTTTTTTGATATAACCAAATGAGACATTCATATCAAAATCAGTTACTGTTATTTATTCAGTCGTTGATGATGATGTTGAACCACTCTTCACTCATGCCTCTGATGATATTATCTGCAGAATCCTTATCTTCAGCATAATTCTCAGTGATCAGATGCTCAACAACCTTTTCGTAGTTTTTGATTGCTTCTTGAGTCTGTTTTGGCGTAGGTTTCATCTTAATAACTTTTTATTTTTATTTATCCAAATCCAGCTTGGAATTTGTTCCATTCAATTGCATTTTTAATTTGGAAAGTTCTATTAGAGATATTTTTAATAACTTCTTCAAGAAACTTTAGTACAACATCATAGTAACGAATCTTCAGATCTATTCTACTCAACTTCTGATCGGCATCCATATGCCTCTGTAACGCCTCTTTGTCCCTTACTTTGTATGGGAATGGTTCTTGCTCATAAACCTCTACTGGTGCCTTTCCTGTGTAGTAGTTATATCTCTCCAACCTTGTTTTATTATAACTCTCTCTTGCTCTTTCTCTGAGTAAGGTGATTGTGTTGTATATTGTATAATATTTTGAATGGAGTTGTGGAATTTTTAATGACTCGTCATGCAAATTATCAGGATCAATAACAGAATCTTTTTTCCACATTTCCTGAATTTGATCAAGGTCCATTTTTAAGTTGTAGTTTTTATGATATCATAGATAGTATACTTGAAAGACACCTGTGCTGTAAAGTAGTTGATGTCGGTGTCTGTAGCATTAAATTCCAAAGAAGTCAAAGATGTTGGGAAAAGGTCTCTAAATCTAACTTTAGCAATTTCTCTGTAGTTGCTGTTTAAAATTGATAAAGTACCATCACTGAATTGCAATTTCCTATCTTCTAGATTATCTTCATCTCTAACTAATTCATCAAACTGAGTTTGTTTTTCTGGAAACCCAAGACCAGTTAACCAGTCGTGAATAAGTAAATAATTTTCTAAATTTTCATCAACTAAAAAATCTAAAATAAAATCTTCATACTGCAAAATATCGCCAGGGACATCCAACATTTTTAATGGTGTTGGTTGAAGTGCTACTCCTAAGTTTATTCCTGGAATTCTAGCAGTATTTGAAAAAAAATCTATCTTATTATCTTTCGCTATAGTAAATTTAAATCCAATGGGAGACAGAAAATTTCTATTTTCTATCTGATTTGCAATCGCCATTTTTATTTTTATTTAGATAAAAAAAGAGGGTCCGAAGACCCTCTGATATAACCTTTTGAATCCGATGGATCACATGAGGTTGAGAACTTGTACTCTTCTGTAATAGCGGTTGCTATTAGCAGTGATACGACCAAGACCCTGGTCGGTTCCTTCAGCGAATGGGTTGGAAACAAGACCATAACGGGTCTTAAATCCGATTTTTGGCTGGAAGGTGTTCTCACCAACGGCACGAACCATTTGGAGAGGAACATATGGGCAATAGAAGAGACCAGCGTCATAAGGTGAAGTACCCTTATAACCAACAACGTAGTACTGAGATGCAGCACCAACATTTGCCGAATAAGGATCGATGTATACACGATACTTACCTTGGAGAACACCAGCGAAGGTGTTACCGCTGTCGTCAACGTTGAGGTTAGCGTTCAGTGCAGGGGTGTAATCAAGTACACCAGCCATGGTTAGAGCGGAAGCAACGTCTGCAGAGCAGAGGATCATGTTGCCCTTTCCTCTACGAGTCTCTTGTGCAATCGCGTTAGCGTCGCGCTCGATTTGGAAGATAAGACCCTTGAACTTCTCAACTGACCAACGACCATTGGAGTCAACGTCGAGGTCGAACTTACCAGCGGTTGCAACGTTTGCCTGAGCACCAGTCTTAGCAGCCTTATAGATGGTTCTGATGACTTCGCGGTTGATCTCAGCAAGAATCTCAGTTGAGAGAATGTTTGCGAGTTCCGCTTCAGCATTCAGACCATGAATGGCGCGAAGGTCTTGAGCAAGCTCAAGTGAGTACTCAGCCTTGAGGGCGCGTGACTTAGCAGTAACGGTGACCTTCTCGATCGAGAAAGCCATTTCGTTGAAGTCATTACCAGTTTCGCCAAGTGCTTCAGCAGTCTCGGTGTTCATACCGCGACCGACGTTGTAGTCAGCCTGGACCGAATCGCTTGAAGGGCTTAGGAGACCTGGGTTTGAACCAGACTGAAGGGTTGTACCGAAACCAACGGATGCGCCGCCAGAACCAGAAACATAAGCATCTCCAGTTGAACCATCGGTGCCGATTCCAGAGAATGCAGAATCTGGCTCGTTGAAGAGTGCTTCGGTTCCGCTCTGATTGGTGTAGCGGGAACGCATTGCGAAGATGAGTCCAGTAGGACCATTCATTGGCTGAACGCCTGCGAGGTCATAAGCGACCAGGTTAGGCATTGAACGTCTGATTAGCGAAATCAGAACAGGATCGAAACCTGTGAGAGCACCACTTGCACTAGCACTCATACCAGCGGTAGCGCCAGAAG